CACCAGATACACCAGACAGTAATATGCCTAACTGTGAGGAGTTATATCCTGGAGAGGGCAGAGTTTATGATCCAGTTCTTCAGGCTTGTGTTTTACCTGATGTTGCAGTTGATGATGGTGGAGACAGCCAAGAGTTTGATCGTGATGATATGATGTTTCGTCAAATGCAAAGAGATCCTTCTACTCCTTTTGGTGCTTCTAATATATTAGACGATTATCTAATAGATAGTAGAGGTGGTGATAATATCTTCTTGAGATTTGATCCTGAAGTCAATAGACCTGGTGCTGGATTACCACTAGGATTAAATATTCTTGGTCGATTTGCTGATAGTTTTACAGGAGGCCCAAATAGAAGGCAAAATACCTTTGATGCAGCTACTCAAACACTTGCTAATTTAGGATATGGTCAACAGTTAAACAATGGAACTTTCCAAGTTTTCAATCCTCAACAATATTTTGACTCAGTTCAAAGAAATCCATTAAAAGGATTAAACGCATCAGATGGTGCTTCTACAATGACAGTAGGACAAGCTGTTGATAGTGTTATGAACCCAGTACCAGCTATAGGCCCATCTGAGTCAGGTGGAGCTCCAATAGCAAAAGATTTATCAGGTAGTTTATTATTTACAAGCCCTCTTACAAAAGTTGACTCTAGTGGTAATAGAACTCGTAACGATACTGCTTACAGAGCTGAAGTAGCTAGAAATATTGAAAGAAATAAAAGAAACTTTGGAACTTCTGGTTTTAAAGAAGGTGTAGGTTTTACTCGTGGCAGATAACGAACAAAAAAAAAGCCTTGAAGCAAAACAAATATTAGAAAATCCTGTATTTATAGATGCAGTAAACAAAATTCGATCCGACTTAGCTAATGAATGGCTAAACAGTGATGTAAAAAATTCAGAACAGAGGGAAAACATCTTTATTATGAGAAGAATGTTGGAACTCGTTGTGATGCAAATCCAGTCCGTCATGGAAACTGGTAAAATCATAAAAAAATAGGAGTAAAATATGGCAGAACAACCAGCAATGGACTCTGCAACAGAGACTCAAACAGAGTCTGTTGCACCAATGCCCAAGCCTCTCAATGTAGGTGAGGCAGCTACCACCCTGAAGAACTTGTTTAATACAAATGCCTCAGAGACTCAGGAAGTAGCAAGTGAAGATTCAACAAAAGAAGTAAGCGACTCGGAAACGAATATCGAAGATACTTTTGAAGATGAAGAACTTATAGATCAAATTGAAGATGAAACACCTTCCGATACTAATCAAGAACTTTACACATTAACTGTTAATGGTGAAAATGTGGAAGTCACCTTGGATGAACTCAAAAAGGGATATTCTCGACAAAGTGATTATACTCGTAAAACTGAAAAACTATCGCAAGATAGAAAAAGTGTTGAAGAATTAAAAAACGAAAACACCAGGTTAAACGAGGAGGCTAAAATCAAAAGAGATCAATACGAAAAGCAACTGCAAGTATTATCTGAACAATTAAAAGCTAGTGAACCCCAAGTCGATATGGAAAGACTCTATCGAGAAGATCCAGCAGAGTTTGTAAAACAGAAAGCTGAACAAGATCGAAGAAAAGAGTTACAAGTAGCAGCTCAACAAGAACAAGATCGCATTCGCCAAGAAAAACAACAAGAAAGCGAAAAGGTTTATTCTCAATATTTAGAGAATGAAAGAAAACTTCTTGCTGACAAACTACCAATCTATAGCGATAAAGATAAAGGGCCACAGTTTGTAAAGAACTTAACTGACTATGCAAAGTCGATTGGTTATACCGATCAAGAAATTGCAATGTTGGTCGATCACCGAGCAGTCCTCATGTTAGCTAATGCTTATCGATATGATAAACTAAAAAAAGCTAATCTAAAAAATAAAAAAGTGACGAAGGTATCGAAGGTGGTTAGTTCCTCTAGCCCAAAAGTTCAAGATGATGATGAAGTAGCTAAACGATTGAAATCTAAAAAAGCAAATCTTAGAAGAACAGGCAAAGTGCAAGACGCAGCAAATGTTCTTCAACAGATTTATTCTCAATAACATATATAGAAAGGAATAAGTAATGGCACAACCAACCAATACTTTTGATACCTATGATGGTGCAAACTCTATAAGAGAAGATTTAGCTGATGTAATTTACAATATTTCACCTTCTGAAACTCCTTTTATGAGCAACGCAGCAAAAGGTACAGCAACAAACACACTTTACGAATGGCAGACAGACTCACTAGCTGATGCTGCTGCAAACGCACAAATCGAAGGTGATGACTACACAGGCGATGCAAGAACAGCCACAGTAAGACTAAACAACCAAACACAAATCTCTGCAAAAGCAGTAACTATTTCAGGAACTGACGATGCAGTGGATAATGCTGGTATGTCTACACAAATGGCTTACCAACTTGCAAAGATGGGTAAAGAAATCAAGCGAGACATTGAAAGAGCATTAGTAGGTATCGAAAATGCAAAAGTCGCTGGTAACGCATCAACAGCTAGAGAAGCTGCTTCAGTTGGAACATGGTATGGAGGTAATAAACCTGGCACATCATCTGCTGCTGGTAACTTCTCAACCAATGGTTCACCTTCAGCAACTCCAGCTGGTACAGGAGCAACAGCAATTGCTGGTGGTACAAATCGTGCATACACAGAGGCATTATTAAAAGCTGGTCTTTTAAAAGCCTTTGAATTAGGTGGAGAACCTGAAACTGTAATGATGACACCATCACACAAGCAAACTGCATCTGCATTTGCTGGTGTAGCAACAAAGTATAAAGATGCGAGTGACAGAGTATCAATCGGTACTACTGACATTTATGTATCAGACTTTGGTGAGGTAGCTTTCGTACCAAACAGACATCAGAACGCAAACAGAGTTGATATCCTACAAATGGATATGTGGTCAGTGGACTTCCTAAGACCATTCCAAACTACTGATCTTGCAAAGACTGGTGACTCTGACAAGAAGTTACTCTTAGCTGAGTGGACTTTATGTGCAAAAGCACCAAACGCAAACTATGGTATCTTTAACCTAACAGCATAATTATTTATCTTGGGGGGTGTTTATGCACCCCCTTTTACTTATAGAGAGGAACAAATGGCAATATTCAGCAATAAAAAACATACATCAAAGTTGTTTAAGGTTGTAGCTAACGCAAAGAAATCAGACCAAATGATTTCTAAAGGTGATGGTAAAAAACAATCAAAACAAACTTCACCAGGTGATCGTAAATACGATCCAATGTTAAGCATCTCAGGTAATCAAGGTCTATCCATGAAAGATACTGTTGATGCAATGATAGCTAAAGCGATAAAGTAATGTCAAAAAAATTCTCACTTAATGATCCTGGGGATCAAGCATCAGTCAAAACTAATCTTATTGTCGATGAAGCTGAGAATAAATTTCATATTGAAAACTATCAAGATCAAGCAACTATTAAAGAAATCCTAGACTCCAATAAAAAAGCACAAAATGAAGGTGCATATAAATTAAATGCACTAAAGAATGAAAAAGGATATCGTGTTGCTCGATTACCAAACATAGTCGTACATCAATTAGCTAAACAAGGCATCTTAAATTACAATGGAAAAGTCTTAGATAAGACGAGGTTCTTTCGTTGGTTAAACGACTCCGATAACAAACATTTTAGAATATATACAGGCAACTTATAATGGCATTAGACACATACTCCAATCTCAAAACTACTATTGCAAACTACCTTAATAGAAGTGATCTTACTGCATACTTAGGTGATTTTATTACTTTAACTGAGGCTAGACTGAATAGAGAGTTGCGAGTTAGAGAAATGGTAAACACTGATACTTCCACAACAACAGTTGCTGGTACACAAAGTTATTCTCTACCGACAGGATATTTAGAAGCAACTACTATTATTTTTCAAAGCGATCCATATTGCACATTAAAATTTATTAACAACAGTGATTTTTACAACAAGTATAATGCAAGTCAAAGTAGAGGCAAACCTACATATTTTACTATTGTCGGTACAAATATTCTTTTAGGAGTAGCACCTAATTCAGCTACTACCTTACAAATTAATTATTACAAAAGTCTAACTGCATTATCAGATAGCAATGCCTCTAATGATATACTTACAAATTATCCTGAGTTGTATTTGTATGGTGCATTAGCAGAGTCAGCTCCCTTTATTATGCAAGACGAAAGAATTAACACTTGGGGTAATCTTTATAAAGAAGCTCTCAAGAATGCAAACGAAACATCATCAAGAGGTTCAACCACATCTTCACCTTTACAGATGTCTACTCCTCAGGTGGCCTAGATGATTGAGTTTGGTGATTTACAAGCCGATCTACCTAGTTATCAGAACTCAGGAGCTTTAAAGGTAGATAATGTCATTCCTTTAAGAAAAGGTTATCAAGCATTGCCTGGATTTCAGGCATTGAGTGGAACTGGATTGACAGGAAGTGCTGTCGGTTTATTTACAAGTTTTAGTGCGAGTGGTTCAACCAACTATGCCGGAGATGCTACCAAACTTTATCAGATGGACTCCTCTCTAGTCTTTCAAGATAAAAGTAAAGCTGGTGGCTACAACAACTCTACAACAGAAAATGCAAGAGACTTTTGGGCATTTACACAGTTTGGTTCAAACATTATTGCAACCAACTTTGCAGACAATATTCAAAAGTTTACAGAAGGTACAAGTAGTGCTTTTAGTGATCTTGTTTCTCTCAAAGCAAAATATATTGCAGTCATTAGAGACTTTGTTGTAGCTGGATACACAAACGAGTCAGGTACAGTGTATAACCAACGAGTTAAATGGTCAGGTATTAACGATAGTTCTACTTGGACTCCTAGCCAAGCTACACAGTCTGGCTTTCAAGATATTGTAGGATCACATGGTAATATTCAAGCCATTGTCGGTGGTGAGAGTGCTGGTGTAATCTTTATGGAAAAAGCTATCTACAGAATGTCTTATGTAGGTGTGCCATTAGTTTTTCAGTTTGATAAGATTGCAGATAATCTTGGAGCTTTTGCTCCTAAATCTGTTGCTTCTTATGGAAACATGGTTTTCTTTTTAGCACAAGATGGTTTTTACAAACTAACTGGTGGGCAACAACTAACACCCATTGGAAATGCAAGAGTTGATAATTTCTTCTTTGAAGATTTATCCTCAAATTTAGATGGAATTACATCTGCTGTCGATCCTAACAATAGTATTGTTGTGTGGTCTTATCGAGGATCAGGAGCTACAGGAACTACTAATAACAAACTTTTGATATACAACTATGCAGTTGATAAATGGAGTACAGGCAGTGGTCAAGATTTAGAGTTTATTGCTAGTGCATCACAAGAAGCATTTACTACCTTAGAGAGTTTAGATGTTTTAGGTGACTTAGATAATCTTCCAAAGTCATTAGACTCATACTTTTATAAAGAAGGTATTGTTGGTCTAGCTGGTTTTAACTCAGCAAACAAATTTGGTAAGTTCATTGCGAATAGTTTATCAGCCACAGTTGATACGACAGAGTTTGAAGGTGCTGAAAATAAAAGATCAACCTTAATTAACTGTAGACCTATTGTTGATGGAACAACAAATACAACAGTCACAGTAACACCAATTACTAGAAACTCGCAGCTTGATACAATTACTGTGGGTGATGCTGTAAGCACCAACGACTCTGGTACTTGTCCTTTGAGATCAACATCCAGGTATCATCGAGTTCGTGTAAATGTGACAGGAAATTTCAATACCATGTCAGGTGTAGATATAGAAGCGAGACCTGAAGGTGGCAGATAATCAGTTTCCTCAAGTACCTTTATCGATACCAGATACAGGACAACACTTACGATTAGTTTCGACATCATTGAACAATACGATCAATGGTAAACTTAACAGCACCGGCACTATTACATTAACTGCTAGTGCTACATCAACAACTCTTACAGATGCAAGAATAGGTGGAAACTCAGTTATTTTGTTTATGCCTACAACTGCTAATGGAAGAACAGCTCTGAATGGACTTCATGTTTCAGCTAGAGCAGACGGAAGTGCCACATTAACTCATGCAAGTTCAGGAAACACAGATCAAAACTTATCATACTGTGTCATTGGCTAATGTCGTCACTAGAGTTCCTAGTGAAGATGTTGAGTTTATATGGAGTCAAATCAAACCTTTACTAGAAAAGGCATTAGACGAAACCTATACGATTGATGATATTTACAAAGGATTAATCGAAGATCGTATGCAACTATTTATAAGTTGGAATGATGAAAGAGTCGAAAGTGCTGTTGTTACAGAAATAGCACAATACCCTCAGTCAAAAGTATTACGATACTTTTTAGCTGGAGGAGTGAACCTAGAAAACTGGTTAGAAAGAATACAAAAAGTAATCGAAAAATTTGCAAAGAAAGAAAACTGTACTCACCTTGAAGTCGCTGGGCGAAAAGGATGGGTAAGAAAATTGAAAGGATTTAGAGTTAAAGCATACTTACTAAATAAGGAAATATAAAATGTCAAAAGGATCAAACCCACAAAATGTAACTACAACAACATCAAGTGAACCATCAGAGTTTATTAGACCTTACTATACTCAAGCTATTGAAGCCGCACAGGACTTATACGAGAACCCTGATATACCCTCATTCTTCCCTAATAACACTTATGTTGATTTTGCACCAGAAACAGATGCTGCTTTACAACTAGCAAGTGCAAGAGCTATCCAGGGCAATCCCTTACTAGGTTCATCACAAACAGAAATAAATAAGATTTTACAAGGCGATTATCTATCACCTACTACCAATCCGTACTCTCAAGCATTATTCAATCAAATGGCTGGTGATGTCACATCACAAGTTCAATCACAATTTAGCAAAGCTGGTCGTCTAGGATCAGGTGCTAATCAAGAAATATTATCAAGAAGTTTAGGTGAACTTGCCAATAAAGTTTATGGCGATCAGTATAATCGTGAAAGACAAAATCAAGTCGCTGCAACTCAAATAGCACCACAACTTGGTGAGATGGACTACAACGATATTGCAAGATTGCAACAAGTAGGCCAAGAACGAGAAGCACTAGAAATGGCAAAATTACAAGATGCCATAGCAAGATACGACTACGGACAACAACAACCCTACATCAAATTAAATCAATACTTAGGTTCATTAGGTGCTGCTGTGCCATCAACTACTGTATCAACTCAACCAGTCTTTAGAAACACTGGTGCTGGATTACTTGGTGGTGCAATGACTGGTGCAAACATAGCTAATATGATCCCAGGACTAGGAACAGGCATCGGAGCTATTGGTGGTGGACTACTTGGAGGGTTCTTTTAATGGTAGCTTTAGCTTTAAAGAATAAAGGATTACTTCCATCTAGTTATGGAAATATATCAAATTTTTTTACTGAGACTGAACAAAGAACAAGGGAATTAACACCATCTTTAAACACTGGTCAAAATATTGGTGGTATGGGAACATCAAGAACAATCCCATATTCTGTTTATACAACACCTAGAAGAAGCTACTCTGCTTTACCACAAAACACATTTGCAAGTGGTATGGAGCAAGGTGGTAGAAATATGTACTCTGCATTACCTAGTGGTGGTCAAGCAACTACAACTTCTCCTAATGCTTTTGCTGCTGGTATGGAACAAGGTGCAAAAAATGTTTATGCCAAACCAGCATTTGTAAAACCTCAACAAAAACCAGCTAATGTTCCACCTAACCAATTAGGTCAAAACTTATTAGATTTTGCAACAAGTCCTCAAGGTAGAGGATTTGCAAGAGGTTTATTAGAAGCTAGTGGTTATTCCACAACACCAGTGTCTTTTGGTCAAGCATTAGCACAAGGTATGGCTTATATGAGTGAAGCAGATCAACTTGAAGCAGCAAGAAAACAACAAGAGTTTGAAAACAAACTTTTAGAGAGAGAACTTGATTTGACTGCTGCTGGTCTAATTACAAGCAACAAAGATACAGCAGATATACAAAATTTTAAATTTTATAATAACCTTCCAGAAGCTGAACAAAAAACTTGGGATAAATTACAAAAACAAGATCCTCAACTAGCTTATGCTTTAGGTATGGCAAAAGCATCAGCCTCTCAAGGGATGCCAGATGGAACTGTTCTAACAGCAGCAGACTTGGCTTTTGATAAAAAAGCTGGTGAAGAATTATTTTCGTTTATTGATGAAGATTTACCACAACAATTAACTAACTTAGAAAAAATTGATGATGTTATTAATATTTTACAAAATGAAAATGTAACTGGCCCTGTGGTTGGTTCTACACCATTTGCATTAAAAGCTGTTCTAAATCCTCAATCTATAGGAGTAGAAGATGATATTAGGTCTATTGTTTTTCAATCACTTAGAGCAACTCTTGGAGCTCAGTTTACAGAGAGAGAAGGTGAAAATCTTGTAAGAGCATCTTTTAATAGATATTTAGATGAAGAAATTAATATTAAAAGATTACAAAGATTAAAAGAAGAAACCTTAAAAGGTCTAAAAACTAAAGAGTCAATGTATTATCATTTAAGAGATAAGGGTACATTAAAAAATTATGAAGGCTTAAATTTATTTGATATTTCAGAAGCAGAAACTTTACAAAATCAAATACAACAAAATATTTATGATATTTCAGATTATGCAAATGTTACTGGAGATGAATTACTTGAAATATTTGAGTCTGATATTAGTGACTCAGAGAAACAATTTATAGAGAACAACATTAATTTAATAAATGAAACTTACAATTTAGGGTTAGAGTAATGGCAAAATTATCAGATTTTAACACTAAGACATCAAAAACATCTAGTAAAACTAAAAGTACAAGGGGTTTTATTAAAGAGTACGATCCGAACACAAATGCTTTTTTTCAAGCTCTAGGTAATTTAGATGAAAGCACTATGCAACTTGGTAAAGATTTAATAACACCTATTTTAAATCCTATACAAACAGCTAAAGATTTAAAATCTCTTGGCTCAAGTGTTGTTAATCTTATCAGACCTGGAGAACAAGGAAATGAACAATTAGCAAGAGAGGTAGGTAAGTTTTTTAAAGATCGTTATGGTGGTATTGAAAATATAAAAAAAACTTTTGCTACTGATCCTGTGGGAATGTTGTCAGATGTTTCAATTATATTTAGTGGTGGTGCAATGCTACCAGGTAAAGTTGGTAAAGTAGCTAATATTGCTAGTAAAGTCGATCCGATAGTGGGTGCTACAAAAGCTGTAGGAAGCACAGTTAATTTAGCGAGTAAAGTACCATCTAAAATATTAGGTATGACTACTGGAGCTGGTGAAACAGCTATATCAACAGCTTTTAGATCAGGTCAAAAAGGTGGGAAAGTTGCTGAAGATTTTAGAAGCAATATTACTGGTAAAGAAAGTGTAGGAAAAGTTGTTGAAGATACACTTGAATCTTTAAAAAGTAAAAAGTCACAGACTTCTAAAACATTTGTTGAGGGAAAAAACAAATTGGATTTAGGATCTAAAAAAGTAAATCCTGAAATAATTTCTAATATTGCTGAAGATATAGTGCAAAGCAAAACTTTAGGGCAGTTTGAACTATCTAGTAAAGCACAAGGAAAGTTAAAACAATTAAACAAAATTATTGAAGAATGGAGATTAAATCCAAAAAATCATAATTTAGAAGGTCTTGATGCTCTAAAAAGAAGAATTGATGCAGAGTACCCTACTGGTATTAATGTTGGTGACTCAGGTAGATTAGTATCTGATGTAAGAAATAAAATTAAAGATATTATTGTCAAAGAGTCTCCTGATTATGCAAAAGTTATGAATGCTTATGAAGAAGCAATTAAACTTGAGGAAAAATTAAGAAACGAACTTAGTCTTAACAAAAGAGCTGATGCTGGAACAACTTTGAGAAAGTTACAATCAGTTATGAGAAACAATGTTAATACAAATTTTGGTAGCAGACTTGAAGCATTAAAATTACTTGATACAGCAGATGGAAATTTGATGGCAAAACTTGCTGGTCAATCTTTAAACACTTTAACACCAAGAGGATTACAAAGTTTAATTCCATCAGGTGCTTTGGGAGTAGGAAGTTCAGCTTTGTTGGGTGGTGGTTTTATCAATCCTTTAGCTATAGCACCAACTTTAATTACTAGTTCTCCTAGACTAATGGGTGAAGCTGCTTATTATTCAGGTGTAGCTTCAAGACCTTTTGCAGCAGCAAATAACGCAATTAGTAAATTACCTTCACCAGTTAGGACTGCAATCAGACCTACAAATTTATTAAGAACTTCAAGAGCTGTTGGTTTGTTAGACAGACCAATAGATGAAAACAGAACAGCATTACAGAATAGAGGATTATTATAATGACAGTAAGTTCATATAGCACAACAGCAAGTAGCAACACAGCGATTAATGGAGTC